CTGCTGCGAAATTTTCATTCGAAGAAGGGGTTTCTGCACAAGCTTTCTTTGCATAATAAATATCACCGTCATTTGTGACTATGTTTGCTCCATAGAACCATTCTTTATTGCCTTGAGTATCTGTCTTGACTACACAGATATTGTTCTTTGGATCAATGTCTTTTGGGACTTCGTTTCCGTTTCCTTTTATTAGAGTAAACATACTGATATTCCTTCACAATTGTAGTATTTAAAGATTTTTAACCTAGTTCGTGTCAGTATTCTGATTATGAATACCAGCTATATCTTGAGTGATAGCCTTGAAATCATCCATGACATCATAGGCAAAATCGCCCAAATATACGATTGTTTGAGACTTTGGAAACTTATAGACTATTTTCTTAACAACAAATTCCTCATTGTATAAATGTTTTCCCATGTGATCTACTGTGGTTCTCATGCCTATGCCTAAACTATTCATAAGTCTAGGAATTAAAAGCATTGCATTTTTCTCAGATTCTCCCTTAGAACCAAGTAACCTTCTCGTAAAAGCTTGCATCGCTGGTGCATCATCTATTTGAGGTACGAAGAATTTTTTTGATTTTAATCCATGTAATTCTATTGATTTATTATTCTGGTCATGGTTATAAACACCTGATAAATTGAAATCATATGCCTTACAAAATATTCTTATTTTATCACTACTGCTAGAAGTTATAGAACTTCCCCAAGTAATAAGACTATCTGCGTTTACAGTATAATCTGTATGATCACCAGCAGTTGTTTGACCTTCCAATGTCACTATATTTGATGCAGATGGAGAACCACTACCAGTTTGTACATCTATCCTTTCCAAATATATGAATTTTTTCTTTAATGCTTGATTTGATTCATCAAAATATTTTTGTATATTGAAACCAGAACCATCGTTTGTTTTAGCATTTGCATCTACCTCTATTAATACATTTGATAGAAATTCTTTAAAGACAACAGTTATATGATTATATATGTTTGAATCGTCAAACCCATCATCTTCTATTCTATATCCATGGTCAACAGAGAAATACGAATTATTCTCTATATTACTAGATTCAAAAATCAATACTTTTCTTGGTAACATAAAAAACTGATCAGCTCCATTATCATGAACAAGTACATTACTAGCATCAGTTTCAATATCATCTGATAAAACGTGTTTATATTGCTTTCCACCCAACGCAGCCAATATTCTCACTACATCAACAAATCTTCCACCTGCGTTAAATCTCTTCATATTTCTTACGTGCATTACTGTTGTCTCATCAAATCCTAAACCAGTATTTGTGTTATATGAAGTTTCATCATCTTCATCATCTGGATTATTATATGAGAATAGAAATTTTATATCTTTACCCAAATGACCATTTGAAAGGTTTTCCCCTGTACTATCAATTTTATTTGTGTTATAGTTTAATATGATATCATCTACTATGTTTTCTAACAACGTGTGTTTTTTTGTTGCTGTTGATGAATCATCGTATCTGTAAATTCCACTTGTGCCTGAATTTTCAGAATTACCAGTAGTAAAAAATTCTCTGTCCAATTCAGTCGATAATAATATTGAACTCCAACCAACAGCTTGAAGAACTAGAGTGCCTTTTCTATGAGTAATATCTGATATTTTACCAGCAAATTTCATTGTGTGTTGTGGTAACATTCTTGTCCAAGTAACACTGGCATCATTACTGTTTAATTCCTCATTGAAACATCTTACAGAATATAATCTTCCCTCAAATTTATTTCCAGAAGAACTATCAGAACATAGGTAAATGTCCTTTGTAACGTTATTCTCTTCCAATTTGTAACTTGAAGAGCCATGTCGAACAATCCCCACACCAGTTCTATTGTCAACTTTTAAGTATGTTTGTTTATATTTGCTTTGTGATGAAACATCATCTACTTTATAAGCTCTAAGATATACAACGGCATTATCATCTACTGCATAATCTGAATCAGTAGTGCCTGTTTCTTGATTATCAGCAGAACTTCCATTCCAAGCACGTTGTTTAATATAAGCATATGTTTGATTATTTGAACTGTTTCTCTTCAATCCTATTTCTATACCAGCGTGAGAATCAATTCTACTAAAAATAATCTGTTTTTCATTAGCTGACCATGTATTTGATACTGGTGTTTTTATATGAAGTTGAATTTCTCTACCATCTTCAAAATCAATTGCATTTTTATTATTCTCATATTCACTTTGTTTACAACGTATGACTTGTGTATTATCAGTACAATCAAGATATTTATGTCCCTGATATCTATTATTATCTGTTTCCAAACCATAATTTGGATCACTACTTGAATCTATTCTATGACCGTCAATGTTGTACCCACTTTCATCTCTGATATTATAATAAAAATTCATTGCAAATGCTAATCTATCTATATTAACATCATCAGAGATAAATGCTATATTATCATCAGTTGTCATTGTATGACCACCATCAACTACAAATTTTCCATTATCAACTGCTCTACTTCCCTCTATATTCACTTCACCGTATTTTAAACGAAGTTCACTTCGTGCCACTTTATAATTTGAACCATCAACAGTTCTTTTCTCATGGATTAACTTGTATTTCAATTAAGCCACCACTACATTCTCAATTACGTTTGACCATTTATTTCCATTTGGATTGGTTGTTGATGTAGCAGCTACTCTAAAATCATAAGTTCCAGCCGAACCAACATCTACTGTTAATGTTTGGTTGGTTGCATCTGTTTGTGATTGTGAGTATGCAATATTACTAGTAGTTGCAAGAGTCCAAGAATCTGCACTAGATAACTTATATTTCACAGTGTAACCTGTTATTCCCTCATCAACACCAAAATATGTTGTCTTTATTTGAGGTATATCTGCTTTATGACCACTACTTGTATTATCTTGACCTGTCAATATGGCAGAGTTATTAGTTTTGATAGGAGCGTCAGCTAATAATGCATCTTGTGATGAAGCAACATTACCATGTACAAATTGAAATGAACCATCCCAAACAACAGGTGATGTTCCACTAATAGCAAATGACATTTTCATTAAAGTTCCTTTTAAGACTATTGTATCTCCTATTGTTAAGACATAACTATCACTAACATCAACAGGTACAAAATGATCTTTGAAAATCAAAATCTGTTCCATTGCTGTGTCAGCAGCATTATATGGAGCTCCACCACTAAATGGTGTTGCATCTCTGTCTCTTATTTTCCAGCTTATGTTTGCAGTTGTTGTGTTACCTTCTACTTTGATAAGTATATTTTCCTTATCTTCCATCTGTGGTAAAGGCATTGGTGCTATTGGTGTGTTAAAGTCAACATTTATGTTTGTAATATTATCTGATGTGTATGTAACAGTTGAACCAGTTGCATCATTCGTATAAGTTAATGTGAAAGGAGTTACCATTATCTATACCTCGACTTTCCAGATTTTTGCATACCTTCTGCGACTCCATTGGTTACTTCATTAACATCTACATCACTGTGTACTTCACCAATATTTGTTGTAACTATAATTGTATCTCCACCAGCAGTTGTTTCTGTTGTTGTACCTTGACCTGTAATTGCTGAACCAGCATCCCAAATTTCTTCACCAAGTGTTTTTTCTGGAACTAAGAAACCACCAACATCATCTCCAAATGTTGCCATTGAACCTTCTCTCAGGGCTGCGTAAGCATCTGGGTTTAATGCTTTTACAGCTGTTAATCCTAATTCAGCTGCTAACATAGCCCAACCAGCTATTGGTATTGCTTTAGTACCAAATCTTGCTGCCCATTTTCCAGCCTGTGCCAATTTAGCTGCTGGTATCTTTCCTTTTATGTTCTTCCAATTAGCTTTCATTTTTTTCTTATTTTTACTCTTGTCTTTCTCTTCTGTATCTTCCAAGGCATTTGTTTCTGTACTTGGTGATCCACCACCTAACATTCCTTTGATTCCACCAAGAGCTTTACCTCCTAACCATGCTGCTCCAACAGTTCCACCAATAGCACCAGCTCCTATTCCTAATGCACCAGCTCCTACTGCTCCTTCTGTATTACCATCTCTATCCCATCCGAATATGAAACCTAATACTTTTTCAGGGGTTATCTTTTCAAATGTAAATCCTAAAGCTGCGAATAATTCACTAAGGTCACCTGTTTTCATAAATTCTGCAAATCCTTCTCCAAGCATTGTTCCCAACTGTGCTAACATTGGATATGCTTCTTTGAAAAATGGCATTACAGTTGCTAACATCATCATTGCTATTGGTCTTAAGAAGAAACCAATAAAGTCACCAAATGGTCTTAATACCAAAGTAAATGCTAAGTTCATAACCTCTAACATCTTTTGCATCATTGGTGAAACTGATAATAATGTTTTCAACATACCGATAAATATACCCATACTTGCTGTACTGATTAAAATTCCAGTTTTATGTTTTGCAACGAAATCACCTAAACCTTCGAAAGTTTTTGCAAATTTACTAGCAGCCCCACCTTTTGCTAATTCTTTACCATAACCTGATTCTTCCTCTTGTTTGATTAATTTTCTAATACCTGATAAATCTTGTTGTAAATCATTAATAAATCTTGCTTGTTTTTTCTTATCATCTCCAAACATACCTTGTTTATCTTCTTCTGCTTTTGCAATTTCTGAAAGCACATTTTCTCTTCTACTTTTCAAATCAGTCAATCCTCTTTGTGTTTGTATAAGATTTACTGCATGACTAAATCCTCCACCAACAGCTTGCATTGGACTCATACCTGTCAATAAACTTTTAAACATACCAACAGATTGATTCATTTGGTCTAAAGAGTGTCTTAATCTAATGTGTCTTTCCACAGCCATGTCGTGTTCTTTCTGTATTCTTGCTTTTTCTTCTAATTGGAATCGTTTTAATTGGTCTTGATGTTTAATGAACTCTCTTTGCTTAGTAACCATGACTTCATCATGTCTTGCTCTTTCTTTACCATACTTTGTTTGGTACTCTAATATTTTCTCATATTCATGATATTTTGATGCTATTTCTGTTATTTTTCTAAATTCTTTAGCTTTAGCATCTGTCAGAGTCTCTGTCATTTTTATTAACTTGTTAAGAACCTGTAAGATTTTCTTACTCATCTCGTCTTCGATATTACCCATGATTTATATATTAGTTAGTAAGTATTAAAAGTTTTTCCTAACATTTCGTGAGTTCATCCAAGAAGCCGACTTACTATCCTCTAATGTACGCTTGTGTATATGGAACAACTTTTGAAGATATTCTAATGGTTGCTTATCAACTGTCTCTTTATCCCATGTGAATTCCTTAGCACAGAAATAATAGACTAAATATTGTGCTTCCTCTATTCCTCGAAACTCTGGAATGTGTGCATCCAGTCCTCGATATACTCTGCTAAAGGGTGGTATCTCAGCACCTCTCCGAGTATAGTTTTGACGACTTTAGCGTCCAACAACTTTAATGTTGTTTCGTCCCCTATCTTAAAGGGAGCTTTCTTTATCACTTTTACTAATAAGTTCATGCGATATAATTGTAAATTAATGCTTGGTTTTGTAACATCTGTTAAATCAACACTCTGACCTACCAAGTCTTCCATATCACCAAATGTAAGAGAATCTTCAAATTCTACAATAGCATCTTGGTTATTATACTTAATTTTAACCTGTTTTATTGCCATACAAGATTTTGTATGTAGTATTTAATAAGGGTTTATACTTGTGTTATCTTTGCTGTAAGTGCTTTGAATGGTAATTCTTGATAAACTACTTCAACTGGTTCTAAACCAGATACACTGTGTTCATCAAATGATAATCCATTTAATTCTATTGTTAGTGTTTTAGAACTATCTTGTGGGTTTGTGAATACTAGTTTTGCTGCTACTGGTGAGTTTGAACCAGAAGCATTTGCTTCTGCAATACCACCTTTTGCTGTTAGATTAGCTGAATCTGATGCTTGGTCTAAGAGGTGTTGTAATAATGTAATGTCTTTGAATGTTGTTTGGAATCTACCTGTAATATCCAAAACTCTTCTGAAAGATTGTGTTGCATAGTGTGAACCTAATTTGTATAACAATTCTGCATTTTGGTTAAAGTTTATATCCACACTTTGAACTTCTGCAATAGGTTGTAATGCTGAACCATTCCACACACTTAATTCACCATGAGCAAATGTAAATGGTCTTCCAGATGCATTTATGCCTGTTTGTGTGGCTGTTCCACTTGTTGCGTGGGTTGTATTATTATCTTCTTTTCCAAATGTGATATCTAATGATGCATTTAGAGGTTCTCCTATTGATGTTGATATTCCTAATGTGTTTACTACACCACCAATTAATTTTCGTGTAACTAGAACTTTTGCTGTACTTGCTGTGTTTTGAGGTGTTTGTAATTGAACTTGAGTTGTTAATGATCTTCCTACTACTGGTGCTTGTCCTTCTTTTAATAATGCTGGATATTCAAAAGGTGTACTTCCGTTTGCATCTTCACCATAAATTGTTGCAAAAACTTCATGGCTTGTTCTAGTGTCCATAACAAATCCAATACCTAGTCTTCCTACCTGTTGTCCGTAGGCGTATGCTGTTGGTTCTCTTTGACCTAGTTTGTTAAAGTCTATTCTATTGGTGGTTAGAGATAATGAAGTTACTCTTGTATTTAGACCAAATGTCTTATTGGCTGTAACGGCTGTTCCATAAGCATTTGCTGCTTCTAAGCCATAGTGAACCGATGCTCCACCAGATGTATAAACTTCTGCCATAATATAAAAGGTTAACCTTACTATTTAAATATTATTAGGGGTCAGCCTTTCTGAGTGATAAAGTGAGTACATAACTGTACATATTCCTATATAGGTAGTTTTTACTGTATGAGGATATAACTCTCAAATCAGCATAGTTTGTGCCTGTTAAATTATCCTTAATAATTTGAGTTACTTTCTTAACTACTTCATTATGTCTTTTAATATCCCTATAAGTTCTAATCTCTAATTCCATAATCTGTTCATGCCAAAATGCCTGACCACCAATTCCAAAGTAATTTATTACTTCATTTTTTGGGTATATTATTAATTGGTCTTTTCTATCATCTACAAATCCAACACTTCTTTTTTCCCAAATAGCACTAACTGTTGGGGGTCTTATAGACGACCATTTCGTTTTAATTAGGTCTTTTATGATATCTACTGCATCATATGTTAAAGTTGCCATACTTAGTAAACACCTGATTGGTATTTATAATTAACGTCATATTTGAAATCTGTCCACTTATCCCCTCCTCCATATGAGCCTTCTGATGGTCTAGAATACTTGGTATGCTCATTCCATTGATGGTCATTCATATCGGCTGGTTTTCTTCCAACATACCATATTTTTCTACTAATCATGTATGCCAAAGAATCAACCAAAAGCCTTCTGGTAGTTTGAGGATTTCTTCTTCTGTTTCTCATTAAAGACACCATATCTGCAAAATTTTTATCAACACTCATCATTTGTGAAAAACCCAATGTTTCTCTTCTTTCATAATATTTTTCCATGACTTCATCATCACTCATTTCACTGACAATTTTATCATTAACCCAAGTTTTCATAAATGATATGTTTGTTTTTACTCTATTTGGATAAATTCTATCACTCATTGTTTCTGGTAAAGCAAGAACACTTGAATCATCTCTTAAAGCTAATAATCTTGGATCAGTTTTTGGTGGAGGTAATCTTCTCTCTCCTTTAAAAAAAGCCATCCATTGATCATCTGGTTCTAACATTCTACCTTGCTGTTGTACCAATGCTACTGCAATATCATTTTCTTCATCAGTGTTTGATTCTGCTAATTTGAAATTATCTACACCTTTTGGTAATGGTGCTTTTTTTGTTATGTCGCTTGGTTTTGCATCCCTATTCTCAATTATTTCTTTAACATTTTCTTCATTTTCTTCAACATTCTTTCCCTTGAACTGTGTATCTTGTGTTCCATTTAAGTCTCTAACTCTCTTATTTGATTTGAAAGTTTTTAAAAGTTTTAACTTTAGCAGTATCTGTTTACCCTTTGCAAGAAAATCAACAATCGGCATTATGGTGATATCACATAAACTTCTCGTCTATTTCTGATACAGTTTTCTATATCATCTTGCCAAATTCTTTTTGATTCACTTGGTGAGTTTATTCCACCTGTTGGCAATTCATCCATACGGAAACTAGAGTTTAATATTTCTATGGCTGTCATTTTAATAACTGCATCAGAAATATCTAAAGGAACTGTTGTGTCACCAGCAAACTCTTCTCCACCATATCTGTAAGTTACTCTAACTCTGTTTTTACGTAAAATTGAAAATAAGAAACCTCTTAAATGAATTGAACCTCTTTCATATTCAGCATCATACCATTGACCATTAGTTACAATGTTTTCCCAAGTTGCACTAGCTCCTTGCCAAATTTCAACTTTATCTCCTTGACTTGCATCAAGTTCATAAATTCTTCTATGTCTTAGAAATATAGGTGTACCCCAACCAAATGTGTATAATAATGGTAAACTGTGAATTTCTCTTGTTACTGTCCTTTTTCTCCAAGCATGACCTGTTCTACGTTCAAATTCTGATTCTTTCCTATTGATTAATTTCTCAACTTGTGTTTTATTAGGAGTAGTAGTAGCAGTAATGGGGACTCTGAGAAAATCAGATACATCTTCGACTGAACAGTAAGTTGTAACCATGTAATATATAAACTTAGTATGTATTTAAATTTACTTAAAAACAACAGTCCATTCGGCTGAACCTGTGATATCTGCGTATATGCCATCTTCGAATCTTCTGTTAATTTCTTGATAATTACCCTCTAATTCTCCGAATATTGTGAATTCAGCTGCTCCACTTGAATCTCCGTTTTTGAGGATGCATTTAGCTCCACTAGAACCTTTTTTGGTACAGAATACAGCTACAACAACTCCATGAGCTCCCTTAATTTGAGTATCAGAATTAAAAGACACTACATTGTGGTTATATTCTACCATGACTTATATCACATTCACGAATATATAAAGTTTTTTAGAAAAAAAAACGGCTGTTTTTGGACTCTAGTAGCCTATGACTAGAAACTCAAATACTTTAGAGTTACACGTTGAGCTTGTGTTTGTAACCTCTACAAATTTGGATTCTGCTCCTCCACCTACATTATATAGTTGGATTTTCTCGTTTGCTTTGTCATATCTAACTTCTTGTAAACAGTTTGAATACGTTGGTATTACAGCAACGAGTGTAGAGATTCTTCCCTCTTTGAGGTCAGCTGCCACTCCCCCTGTTGCATAGTTATCGCCACTACCGAAGGTAACTTTGATAGCATATACTCGCAACTTTGATGTTAAAGCTGCTTGCCATGAGAGTGTTTTTCTCACGTTAGCGTTTGTCCAATCGGATGTTGTGATTGTTAATGCCATATAAATAATGAATAACTCTATTATATAAAGATACCCCCTAGCTTTCGCTAGAGGGTGTAAAGTTGTTAACGTTGTTTAATTCTCCAACGCCCAAGAATGTGTAAGACTCTGACTCTCACTAATTGTTTAAGGCTGAGCCTAAATATAAGTATTAAAATAAAAAAAAAGGAAGTTGGTAAGTTATTAATATAAACTTTAGTTGTCTAAAGTTTGATATCTCTGATTTTACCTTGAGACTTGAAGTGACGACAAACTGTTTCGCCCATAGTTCTGAAAACACCTTTCTCAACAAATGCATTGTTGATGAATGGGTAACCTGCTGATCTTCTGGTTGCTTCGTAGTACTCAGTTGGTATTGCGATTTGGATTCCGATTCTTGGATATCCGTAGCCTTCTGCATCAGAAGTATCTAATGCGAATAATCTACCGATCTCTGATGAATCTCCAGAGTCGCTTGGTGCATCCTTTGATGGGATGAATGGGATTCCATAGATTGAATCTACGTGGATTCCAACACCTGTACCTTTAAATGTTTGAATTCCGTTTACATCAACTTGAACTAATGCTTCGCCGTATGGATTTGGAATACGGACAGAAGGCATATACAAGCCTTGAATTTCGGAATAAACTTCGTGAGAACCTAGGAATACATTTGGATCTTTACCAGCTGCGATTCTAATCTTTCGTAAGAAAGTTCTTAGAGTGTCGTCAGTTAGTACACCATTTGTACCGATTGTTCCAGAAGCAGATTCTACTGTACTATCAAAGTCGCTTGAACTATCTCTGTCGATAGTTGCGTTTGCTGCCCAAGGATCATAAGAACCTGTTGTGCTTCCACCTAATGCAGATTCTTCTGCGTTGGATGAAATGATTCTATCTAGTGACTCAAAGTCAGTTGTACCTGCCCATGTGCCTGAACCACTAATTGTTCCTTCAACATCTGCGAGTAGTTGTCTATTTAAGAACTCTTTGTGCTGAACTGCCATATACAAACGGAGTGAACCAAGTCCTCCCCAAATGTCGTCTTTAGAGTGTGTTGCTAACCATTCCATAACCTCAGTTGCACTAAATGGTAACTGAGCTGTCTTTGGTCTAACATCAATCTCTTGTAGAGTTGGCTTTACTGTTTCAGCAATGTTTCCACCCTCTGCTGTACCACCTAGGGCTGTGTTGCCTTGGTTAGTATTTAGAGTTGGTTTGGCTGTAATGACCCTCCATCCAGATTTGTCCCATGGGTATTTTGGTAAGATACCAAAAGCGTTAGCTTCTAAGTTAAGCTGCGCCCATGCGTATGCTCCAAAGATGGCGTTGAATGTGCCAGCAGTTGAAGTTGTTACTGGTGCATCTGCTTTACGGAGGAGATTTCGGTTATAGCCGTAGTATTGTGCTTCGAGTTCATCAATTGTTCGTATTTGAACCATTTTAGAACTGACCTACCTCGTCTTGTGTTGGTTGATAGTAAGTACCTTTCAGAATATTGCGAGCTACACTTGCTAGACCGTCATAACCTTCTGCTCTAGCATCTTTCAAGATTGGACTAAAGTCTTCACTGAATGATTTTTCAACTTGAGTAGTTGGTCTTGGGGTCTCGGTAGAGAATTGATGATCAGCTTTCTCTTGCATTTTCAATTCACCTTCATCGCTTTCTGGATGTTTTTCACCGTCAGATGCTTCTTGATCAGAATTTAGACTGGTTTGTCTAGAATTTGATTGGTAATCATCTGGTACTGTGACTTTAGCACCTACATCTTCTTCATCAGAAGTTGCTGGTTTTAAAGGCAAGTCGGTTGGTGTTTCGAGTGCTTTTAATCTATTATCAATACCATCTAAGGTAGTGCTAACAGATTTTTGAGTTTCTGCCAAAGATTGGATAACATCAGTTAGTGTTTCCATATTTTTGTTGATATCGTCAAAAGATTTTTCGACATCTTCTTTAGCTTCTGATTCCTCTTTTTTCTCTTCGTCTTCGTGACTCTCGATTTTCTTTTCGGTTTCTTCTGCCATGTTATTATCAGATTGTTGATTTTCGGGCTTTATATATATTTCGTCATCTTTATTAGTGTCTTTGTCAGCCTTTGCTTGACCTCCTAATTGGTTATTATTATCCTCAGTTTGATACCCTGACTTGATTTTTCTACCAGAACTTGCATTTTCATCAACATTTTGATTATATGCACTATGGTTGTTTCCATCAGTTTCAGCATCTTGTTTACCTTCACTATCTTTTTCACTGTTTTTTTCCTCATTTTCATCTTTTACTTCTGTGGTTTGTACGCCTGAACCTATACCTGAATTTTGATGATATGTAGCATCATGACCTAAACCACGTTGTCCTTGTGCGTGTATTTGTTCATTATTGAATTTTTCGACATAACATCCAAATTTGTCACATTTTATGACCATTTTACCATCTTCTCTTTCCTCAATATTATCAGTCATAGCCTTTGCTATTGGGTTAAAATCAGTAATTAATGCCAATGGGACAGCTGGATCTTTACAAACTGCTACCTCATAATGTTCTAAATTCTTTAACTCATATGCTACTGAACCATCTTTCATAACTTTTGGAGTTCTGTTGGATTTTGTTGCTCCACCAAATGATAGTCCTTTATACTCGCCTTTTTTGATTTTTGACCAAATCTCATTATCTAATTCGTAATTTTTATGTATTTTACCTGTAATTTTGATAGCTGGATATTCTTCACCACTTTCACCTTTATACACTGTTTGTGCGTAACTAATGCCTTTTCCGATAATACGGTTAGAATGAGTATCACTAATAGGTGCTCCTCTATCCATCCAAATAGGCAATACTTTGATTAATTCATCGACTACTGTAATTTCACCTTGTTTATCCTTGACTTGAACTGTCAAATAACCTTCGAAAAATCTACTATCATCTGCAATAGGATGTAATGCCTTGGTAATAGTGCCATTTATGAATAAATCATCATCAGCCATTATATTAAATACAATGTTTATTACATATAAAGTTTTTAGTTAAAAAAGGTAAAATGGTTGGGTTATTAGCCCAAAACATAGCCATTTACTCTTTCTTTGCTTTTGTAACTGCGAAATCAGCTGCGAAACCAGTGGTCAAACCAATTAAGGCTAAACCAATATCCCCAACACCCTCAGTTGCGATAGTTTGACCTATTGCTACTGCTGCGAAGGTTGATATGATTAAAGCACCTGCGAATTTCCTTGCAGAGAAAGATTCATCTGTTCTATGTAGGTAACCTCGTAGTGTGTTTAACCCTGCACCAATTACTGCTGCTCCAACAGTTATTAATACTGGATCTACCATAGAAATAGCTGATTCTGGGGATTATATAAGGATTGTTATTCTTTATCTAGTACTTTTCCAACTAAGTCTTCCAAATCTGAATCTGCTTCTTCGTGAAGCCTATTAGATTGTCTATCTAAAGCTGTTGCTAAAATAATGAGGGCTTTTTGGAGTTGAGTCACTCTATTGCATAAATCTTTCTGTGTAACAGATATTTTTCTAAAATATGCAATTAATGTTCCACCACTACCAAGAGCTATTGCTATAACTATTTCTGAGAATAATTCATCAATTATTTCGAACATAAATACCTTTTGCTATTCTAATATTTAAGTTTAACAGGGATTAAAACTTTATCTTCAATCATTTCTAAAATTGCTAGTGGATCTTTTGTAACATAGTCCATAAATTCATCATCCCCACCACTTGCACCTTCAAATCTTCCACAATTATAACACAACCAAATCATGTGAGTTCCATCCGTATATTCATACATATTAGATTCACACTGACATTTCTGTTTCATTATATCTGTTAGGCAGAACTGTTATAAATAAGTATTGTTTTATTATTTCATGGCAACTAGCTTTTATATTTATGAAAACATAGATGAATATAACGTAATTTATAATGAAAATAGAAAAGATCCAATGAGAGAAGTTGATCTTTTAGATTTGTATGTTTGTAAAGATAAATTATATGTTGTAACAAACACAAGTATGCATAAAGAACAACCACGCATGGAAAGAACAATAATTCATTTTAGAAATGGTAAATTAGATGAATGGGCTGATGGAAGTGAAAAACTTGTTAAATATGGTTCAATGCAATTCAATCCTAAAACTAATAACTTGGAAATATTTCCTAAATTGTTAAGAAAACCAGAGCTACAGTTTAGAATAGGTAGATACTATGGTGAAGATGCTAAAAAGAAAAAAATAAACTATGAACATAGGTTTTATGATTTATTCTTAGATAGAATAAATTTAATATTGGAGGAAAAAAATGCTTGATGTTCATTTAGGTGATGTAGAAGATAAATTAGATAAGATAATAGAAAAACTAGGTTCTATACAAAAATTATTGGAATTATTACTAACACCACCTGACCTCAAAGAATATGAACAATGGAAACTAAAAAAACGAAAAGGTTTAGATTAAAACTTTGCACTACATCCTTTACAAGTTGAATATCCTTTAGAATGACCATCATTCTTACCCCAAGTCCATGTATAACCTGCCTTTTTTTTACATTTAGGACATGGTTGTATAGGATAATTACCTGAACCCCAATCACTCATCTTTTATTACCTAATCCTTTACTCATAATTTCTTTCCAATCTTTTCCGTGTTTTTTTCTCATTTTTTGCCAAAATGGATCTGCACCGAACATACCACCTTTCTTATTATATTCTTTTGTAACTTTTGCTATTCTACTATGGCAAGAACGACAAAATCTAGCATTGATTTGTTCAATTTCAAACTTGTATTTTCCACAAAAATAACACAATCCATACATCTTATGTGATACAGTTGCAAGTAAAGGTTCTCTACCACGTTTTCCAGCACATTCACCACAAATATCTGCTATTGTAGCTGACGTTGCATCTCTCTTAAAACAATTAATGCATATAGCTTCTTTATAGTTATCAACTCTGGTATATTCATCTGCTTGGTGTTTCTCCCAAAGTTTTTTGGTTAAATCATTTGCGTTTGAGTTGTTATTTAATTCTGTTGGCATACTAATTACTAGAAAGCTTCACTCTTTTAAGTGTTTCTTGTAAGAAAATATTGATATTGTTACAAGCATAATCACTTGTTGCATATTCTTTTGATGCTTTTTCCAATTCTTTTAAACTTGATTCAATTTCTGTTAAATTTGGTGTGTAAACAGGTGATTCTATGTCTTTTCTACCATTTCTCAACTTTATTTTATTAGTCTCCAAGACACGTTTTACTTGGTCTTTGTAGATTTTCTCTGCTACTTCTTTACTTGCGATTTTTGTTTCATGTACTTTCGGAGTTTTTTCTTTATTTCCATCATTCTTGCTTCCACTTCTTCTCGGTTTATGTCCGTCATTACTCATCTTCCCATCTCCTCATTCCTTGAAACTCTGTTTGTACCAAGTCTCTTGCTTGTCTAACAGTCATTCCATATTTTCTTAATTCTTCTACTGTTTTTGTCTTATTCCATTGGAAATCAACAGCTGTTTGTAATGTTTTCTTAACAACCACGAAATTCTTAGGTGTAATTCCATCTGGGTATTCACTCTTTTTAGACATTGTTGTTCCAGATCCACTTGCTGGTGCTCCTTGTCCAGTTCCACCAACATCACTTGGTCTTGAGTTCTTTGGTTCTTGACCAAAGTTCTGTTTGTTTTCTTCTTGCTGTCCCATCATATTACCTCTGCCATTAATTCCACCCATACCTGAGTTCATCATTGCAAGGGCTTCACCTGTAATTTGACTGTCTTTACTAATCTTATATTCACCTGTATGTGTTCTTGTAATCTCAAATCCCATCTGTTGTAACATTGCCATGTTCTGTATTTCAACACCATCGGTTTGTAAGTCTCTCAATTTATCGGTTTCTTCACCTGCTTTTAATTGTAGTTTCCAATCATCAACTTGTAAATGACCAGCTATTTTTCTAAAGAAAGCCTGTTCCAATATATCTTGACCCCACTTTACAGCTCTATTTGTAATTGTAACTTGAAGTCCTTCTTGTGACCATCCAGCAGGTGTTTCACCATAATAGAATGGCAATACTCCATACATTGCACCGATAATCATTCTTAACTCTTTTCTTACTTCAATAAATTCTAATTCTTTCAATGAACCTGTAAAGTCCAACCACTGTGCCATATTCTGTCCACCCTTGTCAGATTCTACCATCAATGGATGTACCATGTATGGATCTTCTGTTGCTCTTTGTGTTAGAGTGTCCCATGATTTTCTAAAGGTTTCATAGTTTCTAGATGCAACTACCAATAATCCTCTTGGTGGTCTCATCTTGTCAAAGTATTTTCTAATAAATTCATCCATATGTGATAAAGACATTGCCTTTGACCATACAGAATAAATTGGTGAATAACCATAAAGTAAGTGTGGTCTATATTTACCAGCTTTCCAAATAACTTCTCCCTCACCATAAACAACACGTTTTGGCTGTGGAATACCTATTGAATATACAGAGTTTACTTCCATAATAGCTTTCAATGCTTCTGCACCACAACGGTCACATACAGGTTCAGTTAAACGTTTATCACGATGTTCGAATCTTGGGCAAACATATAATTTATTACGTTTGTCGTCAAAGCCTAATCTACCATCACTATCAGCTATCATAGCCACCTGTGGTGGATCGATTCTTAAGTACTCTTTTATAACAGTTTTATCGTGGTCAATCTTACCTGTTGTATCATCAATAAAGTAATTCTTTAAACATAAACAATAAGCATTATCACTTATCTCCAAATCACGTTCTAATTGTCTTGCGACATCTTCCAATGTTTGCTGGTTTCCATTAATTGGTTTTGACAACATATCTTCCAATAATTTTCTGTTTTCAGGTACTGGTCTTTTCAAGTCAGTAGAACCACAAGTATCACACATGACACCATCTGGTACTGCCTTATCTTCAACTGCTTTTTTCTTTCTTGGATGTGGAACATGAGCATCATCATTAGTTTCAAATGGTTGATCATCAGGTCTATCACTTGCAAGTGGTTCATATTGAAACTCTTTTGCACAGTTGTTACATTTGTACTTGTATTTTTCAGTTACTTCAAAACCGTTCTTAAACATCTCTCTGTTCAATGTTTCTATTGGTATTCTTAAGGCATCAATGTTATCTGCCAACTCATAAATCATTATGAGAGGAAATGGGAAAATTGGAAGTTTAGCACCTGTGTCGGTACTCATATAAGGCTGGGCTATTGAAGGTCTAGTTGTAGTTTCAGTGTACGATTTATTAGTAAATCTAAATGCACTCTTTAGTCTATCTGCAAAACCCATGTGTAAAATATCATATAACTACTTTATAAACTTTTGTCCAAACTTGTCACGTTTACGTCACTAACCACCGTGTTGTACGCACATTCGACTACGTTCTGGGGGTTCACACGTACATACGTCTTGCGATTTTTTTTCGTCACCTTTATATATCTTTTCTTCATGCGTGTGTGGTTCGTTCCCACCGATATGTGCGTGAATCGTGCCATCCTCATGTGTGTGTTCTGGTTCTGGTAAACCATCATCTAAACCCATGAAATATTTAAGTATAGAACAAATATAAATATTGTTGCCTAGTGGTGTGAGCTTGCATATCTCATTGAGAAGGACTATCGTGGCGAAATAGCTAGGTGGCAAACCTTATTAAATGTAGTATTTAAATGATGTTATGGTGGAACTAGAACCAGAAGACTATAATGAAATTTTGAATTGGTTTACTCACACGTATGGTAGGTTGAATTCTAGTAAGATAAGTGAAGCAAGTACGAGGACATTCTGGAAGATATCATTCCTTGTGGAAGAGAAGATAAAGGAATTGAAAGAAGAAGCTAATGAAGAATAAATACTCTTATATATTAGACATGCGTAAGTAATGTATGAAATGGAAGTTCTATCTCTTTTGGTCAGGCGTGTTCTTCTTACCATTCATGGTATTGGGAGAAGGCATCATTGGTCTAATAGTCATAGGCTTGTTCGGAGTATTGAACGGACTTGTTGAAAGAGGAAAAAAATTAAAAGCAAAAGCCAATGACGGATATGAACAATGGAAGAAGTATCGCAAAGAGACTTTGGAAGAAATGAAATGATTCAATGCCAAACTTGTTTTAGACTATATAAATCATATGACATTGTAAAGGTTGATGGCTGTCCAATGTGTGTAAAGTGCGAGTATAAACACATCAAGTATAAACAATAGAGTTATATATCAAATACTAATAATATATTCATGAACAAAATAAAGACAAAACAAATGGAAGACTTTGTAAAAACAAGAGCCAATTTTTACGAAATTGAAAAAAACTTTGCTTCAATTACAAGTGATAGTACAAGAAAAAATGCAATGGATATAAAACGTCTATTGGATGATAAGGCTAGGAGTTATTACCCTTGGCTATAAACTGGAAGTACTTACTGGCAATCCCCATAGGGATATTACTGGTAACGATGTTTACGGTGTTTGATTACGAACCACGTAAGGGAACATCTGAAAATAAATTACCTACGTCAAGTACCAGTGTACCACAGTACGATAGAGATTGTTACCCTGCCATGACACCTGATAACAAATACTACGTGCAATGTCCACCTTTTTCATGGGAGGTCGATAAGGATGAGTGACGTAGATGAATTTTCGGAACGTTCTTGGGAATGTCCTCATGCAAACTTTTTCTTTAAGGAATGGAGATTCTATTGTAGGACTTGTGGAAAATCCGAAGAGGAATGTCTAGGTAAGGAAGTTATGACGAGAAGTCACGTATATTACTATAAGGAGAATAAGAATGTATAGTGATGAGAAAACATGGACATCTCACTATAAGGATTGGAAACATATCTTAGACACGGTAAAACACCAACCATCGGATGTTCCCCTAGAGAAACACCAGTATCGTATGAAAATCATAACGGATCTTGTTAAGATATATGAGGGTACGAAACATTGAACTACTGTAAGAAGTGTAAGTTACGGTTTAATAACAAGTGTAATTGCCCCCCTTGTGCCATGGATGATTCCTTGGAGGATTTAGGGATATGATATGTATGTTAGAGTTACAACAGCAAGTTTGGGTAACCACCCCTAAGGGTAATGGTAGGCTTTTTCTGGTAACGGAATATGGTTCGGAAATCGAAAAGGTATTTACCGTTATACTAGATAATGGTGAGATATGGGAATTCACAAACGAACACGTAAAAGCAACAAACAACGTAACTTTCAGTAGGGATAATCATGTTAGGAAATAAACAGTTAGAGAAGATTATCTGCGTTGCCTGTAACGAAATTTTCGGCGATCACTCGAAACGACAGTTGATTCGTTGTCTCTTTAGAGTACAGGGAACTATGGTAAGTCAAGGTATAGATAACAGTCCTCCCCCAGATTTGGCTGATAAGTGACTTGCCTGTATCTTATATAAATCTTGTAAGTTACGGAATTTCATTTTTTCGCCATACGTACTAGGCGCGATGGTTTATCGAATAAAAAGGGCGTGGAAATAGTTAGCCTAAGCTAACAATCCACGCTTAAGGGTTTTGTTATACGTTAAGATAAGATTGGCTTATGTTATCACATTATACCGTGAATCAACATTGAAAGCTCGTATTCCTATGGGTTAATCAGTAAGCTGATTTGTATAACTCTCTAAGCCTATTTTCTACTTTAGGCTTTTTGCCATCTTTAACAAACTGCATAAGATAGGAGATTTGCTCTTTCAAGTCTTTTGATAGACTCTTAGGGGCTAATACCCTTATCACACCACCTTGTACTATACTACAAGGGATATATGCATAAGCTCTTGCATTTACGCTGTCGCTTATGTTAAAGACGACTGTATCTTGTGCCTTGAATAGTGCTTTGATTGATTCAACTAATGAACTATCAATAGTTTCGTCATTCAAGCCATCTTCAAAGGCTTTAAGAGATGTTGCCATCATTACTATATGCGTATTTCTGTTATTGTGAATCTGCCTTATATAGTGACTTTGTATCTTACCGTGCCATACTATCAATAGTATGCATACTATCAATACTATCAATACTTTAACTATCGTAATGTTAATATACTCGGTTTTGAGTCGCAATGTTAATATACTCGGTTTTTGACCCCATCGTGCCTATCCGTTATATATCCTATAAAAATAAATAAAATCCGTTATATACGTATGGCGCTGGTCTATTAGGAGTTTATCCACGAACAAACTAATTCATTATATGACAGTTTATACTATTGTTATGTCTATTAGGGGTATAGGGGGGATTGTGATCATGTTTAAATACTCGGTTTCAAATTCGTGCCTGACTATTTAAATCAAATCCAAATTTGCAAAAACTCGCATGATGTTTTGATGAAATCAAAATCGAGAATATCAAGGCATGAGATGGGAAGAAGATTAACCAATGCAAAGCAAAAGTATGGCATGGAATATAGAATGAATAAGGGTAATAATGAGTTTAGTAAAATAGTGAATGATAGTATTCAATCCTTTAGGAAGATACAAATCCGTGAACGGAAGGAATGGGATAGAGAGTTAGGAAGAGTCAATAAATTACATAGAGTTCTCGATACGGCACTGACTAACCTCGCCCATTCTTTCACAGGTGATATTGTTTATATTGATAGGCATGATTATGTTAGAATTTGTAAGACTATTGATGCATTTAATGAATATATTGAAACTAACCAATTATGGAAGCTTAAATTTGATACATTATCCCCCCTCAAATTACCAAAGAGTGTTATAATTAAATGTAAATGTGGGGTATTAGAATGAATTTTAGAAGAATATTAGAGAAATCAAATGAAATAGAGATAATTCAAGCATTAAAATGGAGTTTAGGATTAAAATGAATATATTTGTATTAGATATAGACCCTCAAGTGTGTGCTAAATATCATTGTGATAAACACGTTGTCAAAATGATATTAGAACACGCCCAAATGATATGTACAGCACACCATTTACATCCTCGTTCATGGAAATATGACATACCATATAAAAAAGCATATGAAAATCACCCTTGTGCAAAATGGGTTAGAACAAATATCTATAATTATGAATGGTTGTATAATTTGAGTTATTATCTAAATGAAGAATATAAATTACGATTTAACCATGATGTAAATCATAAATCATGGGATGTTATAAAATCATTACCTATGCCTAATATATCAACAAGTGGTCATTTGACTGAATTTGCACAAGCTATGCCTGATGATTGTAAAGATTTCAATGGAATTTTAGCATATAGAGATTATTATAATGAACATAAAGAACACTTACACAAATGGACAAAAAGGAGTAAACCATCATGGATTTGTTAAAGAATACTTGTAGTTTATGTGGTCAAACAGTATCAAAAGACGGTAAGAAAAGACATGAAGAATGGCATAATGTACACCAGCCATTTGTAGCACGTAATAAAATATGGGGAAAGGTTGTGTGGATATGAATTGTAAATGTAATATTTGTATAAATGAAAATAAAATACCAATGATTGAATATGCTTTTAGTAGTTCACATTGTTTAATTAGTAAATGGTTAAGGAGAGGATTAGAATGAAAACTGATATAACGGAAGAAGATTGGACAGAATTTAGGGAATATGTTCAACATTTAGAGATGAGATTAAAACATCTAGAACGTAAAGTAATCCCTGATTTATACCATGTAATGCAAAAGATGGCTGATACTATGGAGAAAATGGCTAGAAAAGACTACGATGGTAATCATAAATGGTGGGAGAAAGAATGGTAGAATTTAATGTAAATGAATATGCTAGAGATAATTTAGTTGAAAGATTAAAAATTGTATCTAGAAAAATGGTTGATTGTATGAATGAATTATATGCAATTAAAAATGATTTATCGAGATTGAATGTCAATGATACTAATGCGAATGAATCCAAGAAAGATGAATGTAAACACATATGGAAGGATAACCTTCATGTGAGAAATGGTTCACAAGATGGATATGCTGGTAAACATTGTGTAAAATGTTATAAAGAGAGGAATGATAATGAATAAATTATATATTAGAATGAACTGTGTAAACAATTCTGCAAATAATGTATGTGAGGTGGGTCTCTAGGTATTAGACTATCTTTATCTTACAATACAACTATAATGCGTTATGACTCATTTGAGTGAATCCATTCATGGTAAATTATTCTCTGGTTGGTTTGCTATCAAATCCATGAAAACCCAGCCATGTAGAGAAACAGATGATGCCGAAGAACAGGCTGAAAATATGTCTAATACATTATTCGGAAATATAGTAGCTGATATTTCCCCTAGAGTAGAGAGTGTTGTTAGCCATTACCGTCTTTTTGGTAATACCTTTCTTGGAAACTTGGGTGTACTAGGTTCGAAACTATCGCACCATTCAACAACGACTCAAGATAGCGTAAAAGCACCTTTAACTTCACACGAATCTATTCAACATAACGCAAGTGCCTTACAGTTCACCACATACCCACCCCTAACATCCGTTAAGGAATGGTAAGATAAAGTGACTAATACTAATAAACGAGTGATTAAAATGACAATGAAAACTGAATTAAAAACACCAAGATTAAGAACATTCTACATAAAGCAAGAAGCTGACGAAGATGTAGTATTTACTTTAAGAATGGCTAGAACACCTGATGGATTTACAATATATGCTAAATCTAAGGAATTCCATGATTGGTTTAAGAATCTAAGTAAAAATTCAACATTAGGATTTACTAAAGCATGGTCAGTAAATATGGATTCTTATAACATAAGTAAACTATGGACAGATAGAATGTATGATGATTTAGGTGGACAAATAAATTGGAGAGATCCAGAAGATTACATACCAAAAACTCTTGAAGCTGGATTTAGAAATTGGAATAATAATATACTAATGGAAGCCCCAAACTTTAATCCACCATCAAATACTGATGAATTATATTATAGAGGAACACCTAATATTTCATGGGTTCTTAGTAATATATTAGATAATGGATTCGCTATTAATTATGCACAACCTGTATCAAATAGAATGTTTGAGTTATATTTCACGGCTGTAAATAGATATTTGATATGGCTAAATGACAACTTTATAGCAGTAAAACAAAAGGGAACTAAACTTACATCAACAAGGAAGAAAACCTTTAGTGGTAAGTTAAACTTGGAGGATTGATATGTTGTCAATTAAAAGGAAACGAAGTAAAATGACACAAAAATTAAAGAACGCACCTAAAATTGATGATAACATATGCAATTTATGTTATTGTAAAGCATGTTTAGGTAGAATAGAATTTTTAGAAGGTAAACAAAAATATCAATGCACTGATTGTGGTAGAACACAATATCCATATAATATCGGAATTGACGAGAAAAGAAAGTGTATTATAGATAAAATAGGCGTAGAAATGGAAGGAAGATGGGGATTTTTGCCACCTGACCATGATGATACTGTAAGATTTCATGGAGATGGTTCTGTTCATTTCAATACATCAGAATATAATAATAATTACGAAGAATATTGTATGTGTTGTGCTGGACATTGTACAGAAGATGACCATGATGAAGATGAGTGTTGTACTGGTGGATGTGGTAAAACAAAGAAAAGACCACAAAATATTGTAGGAGAATATGTTTCAGATCCTATACAATATCAAGAAGATTTAGGAGACTTGAAAGGTATTATACTTAGAAACTATCCACATAATGTTAACTCTTCATGTGGTGGACATTTCCATATAAGTTTCGTTTCAACAGGTTATTATGGCTTAGCTATGGATGAAAGAATATACAAAAATGTAATAAAATCTTTCAAAGCATGGGCTGTTGATACTACTACTAAGAAAGCCCCAGCTGGTTTAACAAAACTAGCACAAGGACAAATAACAATGAGATTGAAAGGAAAACAATATTGTAAGAAAGTGTTTGCTTCTGACGAACAAATAAGTGGTCAACATACAGATAGATATACTCACTTTAATTATAGAGCATGGCATAAACATAAAACACTTGAAATAAGAATATTGCCAATGTTCAATAAGAAAGAGGATTATTATAGATGTGTTCGTTTCCTATGCAATCAGATAACCAATGAAATATTAAAAATTGGTTTAGGACAACCTGAATATGTTGAAGCAAAAAGAGATTTGAAAGGTAGAATATCAAAATTAGAGAAAAAGAGGGTGGATGATTCTCCACTCTTGGAGGTAGATTAAGATGTGTGTTATAATGATGTTTGAGGATGAATATCCTAAGAAAGAAATGTTGGATTCAGCCGAAGCTTTGAATAAAGATGGTGGTGGATTCTCTTGGATAGATTCAGCCAAAGGAACTGTACGTTGGGAGAAAGGTATGCACGTCACTTCTAAATTTATTATGGAAACTATTGATAGAGAAAACATTCAATTACCTATCATAATTCACTTTAGAATTGCAACTCATGGTGGTGTTAACAATGAATTATGCCATCCATTCGCTATAAGTGCTGAAAACAACGAAGATTTGGAAGCAACAGGTCAAGATGTAAATGGTGTGTTATTCCATAACGGTGTTTGGTCAGATTGGAATTCAGTAGCAATGAAAGTTCTATTGAATGATAAAGAGACAAAATTACCATCTGGTAATTTCTCCGACAGTAGAATGATGGCTTGGCTTATTAGACACTTAGGAAATAACTATCTACAACTTATTGACGAGAAAGTTGCACTAATGACACCAGATGGTATTGTTAGATATGGTAAAGGATGGTCAATGGAAGGTAAAGTAGATTGTTCTAATACTCACTGGAAATGGAGAAACAATAACAAAGGTTGGAGTGCTACAAACTCGAAAGGTGGTTATTCAAAAGGAACAACAATCAATGATTATCTATCAAAGGAGGACAAACAGGATTTTCGGGGATGTGTCCCAGCCCTAGCAAAGGCAAAGGGGTCAAAGGACACGGTGACAACTGTAAATGCAACGGTCAACTCGGTAAAAAGAAATGCAAGAGAGAGCAGAAGCGAGCAAGAGGGAGAAGAGGTGTCGCTTG